TTTCTAGACTTGGATATGAAGAAGCTAGATTGTTAGAGTTAAAAGCTGCAAAAGAAGAACATCAGAAGGAAGAAATCATTCCTACGATGAATAACTTTGTGGCTCCAGAAGCTCCTCAATCTACTGCAGATCCAAAAGCAGAAGAATGGGCATCCAAAAATAGATGGTTTGGTACCGATAAAGCTATGACTTACACGGCTTTTGACTTACATAAACAGTTAACCGATGAAGAAGGATTTGATCCATCTTCCGAAGAATATTATGCTGAAATTGATAAAAGAATAAGACTTGAATTCCCGCATAAATTTGTTAATAATAAGGAAAAGGCTGAAAACAATACGACCAAGCCCACACAGATAGTAGCTTCAGCGAGGCGAAGTGTAAATCCAGGTCGCAAAACCGTGAGACTCACACCTTCTCAGGTTGCAATCGCTAAAAAATTAGGAGTGCCATTAGAAGAGTATGCGAAACAAATAAAAATCATGAAGGAGGTTTAAGCATATGGAAAACAATAAAATGAAGACCCCTCGTGCGAGCGAGTCGAGAGTAGCTGAAAAGAGACCAACGACTTGGACTCCACCATCAAGTCTAGATGCCCCTGCGCCAAAAGATGGATACGTTCATCGATGGATTAGGTTGGAAATATTAGGAGCGGATGATACGAAAAACGTATCTAGCAAACTAAGATCCGGATGGGAGTTAGTGAGAGCTGACGAATACCCTGAAGAATCTTTTTCCACTATCCAAGAAGGTAAATACGCAGGAGTTATTGGGCATGGTGGCCTAGCGCTGGCTAGGATACCTAAAGAGATTGCAGAAGCACGTACAAGATATTACGCGCAGCAAACACAAGACAGAGAAGACGCTGTCAACAACGATCTCATGAAGGAGCAGCACCCAAGTATGCCTTTCAATAGTGAAAGGCAGAGTCGTGTAACTTTTGGTGGTTCTAAAAAATAATTTTTTAGAGATTCCAACAAAGTGATGCGATATTATTAAACTTAAAACATGGAGTAAATAACTATGGCAAATAAAGACGCAGCTTTCGGTCTAAGACCGATAGGCAAAGTTGGCCAGAATAAAGACAACCAAGGTTTAAGTGAATATAATATTGCTGCAAACTCAAGTGCAATATATCAAAATGACACAGTGCAATTTTTAGCTACTGGTTATGTTGGTGTAGCTGACACTACAACTGCAGTTTTATTAGGATCACTTAATGGTGTTTTTTATACTGATACAGCTGACCAAAAACCAAGATGGGCGAATCACTTAGCAGCATCCAATGCAGCTACAGATATCGTTGGATTCGTATCTGACGACCCATATGAAAGATTCGAAGTACAAGCGGATGGAACCCTAGCAATAGCGGATATCGGATTAAACACTGATATCGTATATGCAGCAGGTGCTTCACCAAACTTCGTATCTAAAGTAGAAATAGACTCGAATACAGCTAACGTTACTACAGCTAGCAAACAATTCAGAATTTTAGGTGTTGCAAAAGACATCGAAAACAGTGAATTGTCTAATGTTACGACATACGCAGCTAATGTAAACGTTGTTGGTATTATCAACGAGCATTTCTTAAAATCAGGAACAGGCATATAATAGGAGATAAATAATTATGGCTATATCAAGAGGACAACTAGTTAAAGAACTAGAGCCAGGATTGAATGCACTATTCGGCCTGGAATATAAAAGGTATGAAAATCAGCATGCTGAAATTTTCGATACAGAAACTTCAGACAGAGCTTTCGAAGAGGAAGTAATGTTATCAGGTTTCGCGAATGCACAAGTTAAACCAGAAGGATCTGGCGTAACTTTTGACAACGCACAAGAAACTTTCACTGCTAGATATACGCACGAGACTATTGCTTTAGCGTTTGCGATCACAGAAGAAGCGATCGAAGACAACTTGTATGACAGACTTGCGTCTAGATATACAAAAGCTTTAGCAAGATCTATGGCGAATACCAAACAAGTAAAAGCAGCGGCTGTATTAAACAATGCGTTTAGTACATCGTACAACGGTGGAGATGGAAAACCTTTATTGGCTACTGACCACCCGACTATTGCTGGAACATTCAGTAATACGTTATCAACTCAAGCTGACTTAAACGAAACATCTTTGGAGCAATCATTAATTGATATTGCTGCTTTCACAGATGAAAGAGGTTTAAAAATTGCTGCTAGAGGAGTAAAAATGATTATTCCTTCTGAGCTTCAATTTACAGCAGAGAGACTGATGAAATCAGCTCAACGAGTTGGTACTGCAGACAATGATATCAACGCAGTAAGATCTTTAGGAATGGTTCCACAAGGTTACGTGGTTAACAATTTCTTAACTGATCCAGATGCGTTCTTTATCAAAACTGACGTGCCAAACGGTATGAAAATGTTCGTGAGAGCGGCTATCAAAACAGCTATGGAAGGTGACTTCGATACTGGAAACGTTAGATACAAAGCAAGAGAGAGATACTCTTTTGGTTGGTCTGACCCAAGAGGTATGTTCGGATCTCAAGGATCTGCTTAATACTTGATTTTAAAGTATTAATTCTTAGGAAGGGCCCTTTACGGGCCCTTTCTTTTTTGATAGAAAGGACGAACCATGATGAAGAAATTCTTAGTAAAAATCAACGCATACGGATATAGAACCAATTTTGATATTGAAGCTATTGATACGGCAAAAAGTATTGAAGCAGCTATCCTTGACAAAATAGGAAAAAAAGATATAAAGTTTACTCCTAATGGTACCTCTTCAAGAGTGTGTCATTTAACCTACGAGGAGATTGTAAATGGAGAACAATCACATCAAGGATCTTTACAAGACAAAAAGATCGCTTGAGTTAGAGTGGGAGCAAGACCATATTGATAATGGTATATATACCATTAATATGGTTAGGATTGATGAAAAGATTAAAGAAGTTATCAGTCATATTAAAGTGGCTGAAGCTAAAGAATCTTTACATAAAGTAAAAATAGAATCCGCTGCTCCTGAATTTTCTATAGCTGGTTAAGTAAACCAAGCTATTTATCGCTGGAATGCGTTTTCCTTATAAGGATATCTTGCACTTCACTAAAATTTAGTCTATAAAATAACTACTATACATAAAAATATTCTGCATAGACGCGTATAGTCGACGGCCTAGAGACTATGTGGAATTAACTAGGAGGATAATATCATGGCAAATACAACTTTTACAGGTCCAGTAACCGCACTTAACGGTTTTATTGGAGGAGCTAATACAAACGCACATACAGGATCAGCAGACACTCAACAAGGTGGCAATGTTGCATGGACAGTAGATAATGCATCTACAATAACTATTGCAACTGGAACTAGAGCTGGTGAAAATTTAAGCGCAGTAGGAAATACTGGTGTTTTAGTTTATGTAGCAGATGGTTTTTCAAATGCTCCAGCTTATGCTTTTTCTGATGGTACAACTTGGAAAAGAGTACAAGACGGTGCAGATATTTCAAAAACTGCATAATTAAAAATTATAGAAGCTCCTTCGGGAGCTTCTAAATAAGGAGAATACAAATGGGATCATATAAAGGTGATATACAAGCAACTAGAATAGGCGCTGCTACATCTAATGTAGTAATAGCTCCACCGGTTAGATTACGAGGAATTATTATTGCAGGTTTAGCAACTTCTGGTTTGGTTGAATTAAAAACTACAAGTGCGACTGGAGCAACTTTATTTACAGCAGACGTACCTGCTGGAGATGTAATTAATTTTTCATTTCCAGAAGATGGAATTTTATTTCCAAAAGGTGTCTATGTTTCAACATTCAGTGTTGCATCAGCTACTTTATTAACTGATAAATATTCAGGACCAGGTTTAACAGCAGGGTAGGAGGCTAAATGGCTAACACTACTTCCGGTACATATACTTTTGATAAAGATTTTTCTATTGATGAAGTAATTCAAGAAGCTTTTGAAAGACTAGGAATGGATCCTATGTCTGGAAATAATATGAGAACAGCAAGACGTTCTTTAAATATTTTATTTTCAGAATGGGGAAATCGTGGTTTAAAATTTTGGGAAGTAGCTAATAATTCTATTACTTTAGTTCAAGGCCAAGCTGTGTACACTATGTATCGTTCCCCTAGTGATGGTACTTCAGATACTACAGCGGTATATGGTGTAGATGATGTATTAGAAGCTGTTTATAGAAATTCTTCTTCTGTAGATTTTCCTTTAACTAAAATTGATCGTTCTACTTATTCTGGTTTATCAGCAAAATCTCAACAAGGAACACCTACTCAATATTTTGTTCAACGATTTATTGATAAAGTAACCGTTACACTTTATTTAGTACCTGGAGCCACAGAAGCAGGTAATACTATTAATTATTACTATGTTAAAAGAATTCAAGATGTAGGGGCTTACACAAATGCAGCAGATGTTGTATATCGTTTTGTACCATGCATGTGTTCCGGTCTTGCCTATTATTTATCACAAAAATTAGCACCACAACGTATTCAAGAATTAAAATTATTGTATG